AGGTATTAAAAATACACAACTTAAATATAAAGAATTATTTAATGAATATAAAGATGAATTTAAAGAATATATTAAGAACAAAGATAACATTCTTAGAGTTAGTAGTTATGAAACAAATAAACTTTTAAAAGGATCTTCATATAAACGTACATTGGATAAATTTTTAAGTAATAAAGCTAAAAATGGAGATAAAAAGGCAGCTAGATTACTTAAATTACAAGAGTCATTACAAGATCAAATTGGGACTAAAAAAAACGGCTAAGTATTTAGGTTTAGGTGCTGGTTGGACTCAAAAGCTAGTTAGTTCTCCTGCTCTTGGTGCTGTTGGTGTAGGTAAAACATTATATATTCCTGGTACAGATGATTATTTCAACAATACTGAAAGGTTTAAGTATGACATAGATGATCCATTTGGTAACCCATTAAAAATGGGTAAGTCATTTCAATCAGAACAAGGTGGTTTTGGTGGTAATGCACTTAAAACAAAAGAAAAAGTAAGAGCATTTGGTAATAGGTTTGCTGCAACTAAATATCTGTTAGAACAAGAAGGTAATGGTAATTTATTCAAAGGTGCTGGTAAGTTAATAGCAGCTAACCCTAAACGTGCATTAGCTGGTGCAGCAATATTAGGATTAGGTGGTGCTGGTAGTTATATGTTAGGTAAGAAAGGTATTAATTTAATTAAAGGTGGTCAACCTGATAAGTTAAGAGATAGAAAAAGCAAAGTAAAATCGTATGTTCGTAAAGGTAAATTAGTTAAAGGTTTTGAAAGATTGAATCCATTTTATAATAAAAATAAAGTCAAACGTCGTAAATCTAACTAACTAATTAACTATGTTTTTTCTATCTGATTATGATGTTTCAGAATACCGTAAATTAGGTGCTAAAGATAAAACTCCTCGTAAACGTAATTGGAAAAAGATATTAGGTTATGGTGCATTAGGTATAGGCGGTTTAGCTGCATCTGGTTTGTTATTAAGAAGGGGAGCTAAAAATTTATATAAAACCAAGAACGTTGCTAAACAAGTTCAAGATAATATACCCACTGTTAATACAACACCTACTAACTTTCCCAAAGTACCTCAACAACCATCTAGTGGTGTGTATAAAGATTGGAGTGAAGAAGCAGTAAAGAAAAACCTAGATAATCCTAATTATGTTTGGGAATTTAATAGCAGCGAACTAACTACATTTAAACGAGGACGAGATAGAAAAAAGAAAGCTAAACGTATGGGTTAGTAGGTGCTAAAGTTCGTGTTGGTATTGGTGGTGCAATGGGAGCTACTACATTAGGTACAGCAGGTTAAGTTGTTGGTGGTAAAAAAGGCGCAATGATTGTTGCTTCTTTAGGTGGAGTATTGGGTACTGCCGGATCATATCTTGAACATCGTAATTCACATTACTCACCAATTGGTAAAAATAAATGGAAGAATTACAAACAATCATCGAGATGGTATGGTATTCCAACTGAAAAACTTGATTTAATAGGTTAATAATTAATGTTTTTTCTATCTGATGTTAAGTCTGTAGAGTTTGCTAAAAGTAAAACTAAAGTAAAATCATATGTTCGTAAGGGTCGTATTGTAAGACAACATGATCGTAAAGTTGATATTAAATCGGCATTACTGGGTGGCGGCATTGGAATATTAGGAGTTGGTACATTAACTGGTGCTTACTTATTAGGGAAAGGTAAAGTTAAACCTCAACAATTTAAAGTTGATACAGATGAAATAGCTAATAAGATAATTAGCAAGTTACCTAAAGAAAATATTGTTAATGTAGATGATATTGTTAGTAGAGTTAGTGAAGCAACACCTAGACCTATAGCTAAAGTTAAAATTGTTAGACCTAAACAACCTGTACAACAAACACTAACTAAACAAGATGTTGAAGATGTAGTTAAAGGTGTGTTAGATAAACAACCTAAACCTAAAACTACTAATATTGATTATGAAGAGATAGCTAAACGATTAACAGCATCTTTACCTAAACAACAAATACAAACAACAAGTAGTGTTAGTAATGTTGTTGATAGTAATTTACCAGTATTACCATTGAAAAGAGTTAATCTACCTATTAAGATATATAAACTTAGTCCTAAGAAAATAGAAGAAGAGACAAAAAAAGCAAGTGAAATGTTAGATGATGAACTCGACATTAAAATTAATGAGTTATACGAAGAAATGAAACCATTTATTGATGTAGAAGATCAAATTAACTCCAGTAAAAGATTAAAAGAGTTGATAGAAGAATATAAAAAATTAGATAAAGAAGCAAGGCAAAGAGAAAGATGGCTAACAGAACCTAAAAATCTTATTAATAAAATTGGTTTAAGTAAAGTAATAGATAAAGATATATCATTAGATAAAATAGATTTTGTTTTAGAAGATGATCCAGAATATTTAGAAAAATTAAAGAAACAATTAACTAGAATGAGTAAAATTAAAAATATTTATACTGAAGAATTAAAAAAAAGAAAAAAATTAACTAGAAATCCTAATGCGTATAGTGACAATGGAATTAGTAAATCTGTAGATGTAGATGCTCCTATAATTACTACTAGTCAAGAAGAGATTGATAGACTAAATGACTTCCTAAGTGACTTTTCCGCCGCTAATGACTTAGTTAAATTTTGCAAAAAAATGAATCAACTTAACGATTCACACCTATTTTTTCTATCTGACTTAGAAGTTACATTTGCTAGACGATTAGGAAGTAAGGATAAAGTTAAACGTATGAGTAGATTAGGTGCTGGTTTACGTATTGGAATACCAGCAACAATTGGTGCAGCTATAGGTGGAGTAGCAGGTAACATGATCAGTGTTCACAATGAAGGTATTAGATCACAACTTAACAATGTTAATCCTAATTACAAGAAAGCCGGAATAATTGGTAGTTTAGTTGGTGGTACGTTAGTAGGTGGAGCAATGGCAGGTTCTAGTTATTTAGAACATAAAGCGTCACCATATTCACCAATTGGTAAGAAGAAATGGCGCAATTATCCTGTAGAACCAAAAGTATATGGGATACCTGTTCAACGTTTATCATTAATTAAAGGACTAGATCAACAATAATTATGACAACTAAAAAATCTAAAGTTAAGAGTTATGTAAGAAAAGGAAAAGTAGTTAGATCATATGATCGTAATAAGAAGAAAGTTTCTTTAGCTATGCGTGCTGGTGCATTAACAGGACTAGTTGGAGGATTAGGTGCTACAGCATTATTAGCTAGAAAATATCCTAATATTGATAGAAGTACACTTACTGACATAGGTACGCAAGCTTCTATGTACGGCGCACTTGGCGGTGCTATAACTGGGAATGTCATTGGTAACAGATTTTTTCTATCTCCTGAAGAACGTAAGATACAACAACAAAAACAAATAGAGTTAGAAAAAAAGATGATACCATATCAAGATAAAGACTTATCTGGTATTCAAGGTGGTATTTCAACAGGTACTAAATTAGCAATGTTAGGTGGTGCAGGATCATTACTTTACAGTGGTGCTAAGTTAGCTAAACAAATTAAAAAGAAATACCCTAATATTAGCCCATTACAAGCAGTAACAACTAGAATAGATCCTGCTGTATTACAACGTTATGGTAGTAAAGCTTTTAAAGGTGCAGGTAAAGTGGCATTAGCAGCAGGTGTAGTTGGTGCTGGTTTAGGTTACTTAGGTGGTCGTAAAAGTGCAGATAAGATTAACAAAAGATTGGGACGTGATGATATTAAAGAATCAAATAAAGAACGTGCAATTAAAATAGCTAAAGGTGTTGGTGCAGCAGCTATTGGTGCTGGTGTTGTAGCAGGATTAGGTTATGGGATTGGTAAATTAAGTGCTAGTAATCCTGCATATCAACTTCAACGAGATAAGTTAAGAGGTACATTCGATCAGTTAGCTCAACAAAATAGAATTAAAACTGAAGCTAAATTGAGAGAAAGTGGTAGCAAGTTAGTTGATGAATATCAATACTTATCTAGAAATAACAAAGATATTAAGTTATTAGGAGATGGTACTAACCTTAACTCCGATGTTAATAGTTATGACATTATACGTGAACAAATTAAACGTAAAGGTGAACTTATTGGTAGAGGTATTGCTAGAAGATCAAAGCAAAATACTAATGCACTTATTAAATGGGAAAACTATTTAACCAATCCTAATAATTCAGGTAAGTTAGCAGCAGCTATCTATGCTCCTACTGGTGCAGTTGCAGGGTTAGGATTATATAAAACTAGTTATGGTGGGGATAAGTATCGTAAACGTAATAAGAATAAATAACATATGCAATTCGCACTCTTCAACAAGAAAGAAGTTAGAGTTAAGTCATTTACCAGAAAAGGTAAAGTAGTTAAAGGATATAACCGAATACAAGATGCACTAATTAAAAAGAATAGTAAAGGTAAGAAAGAACTTACTAATTTAAGTAAAGGATTAATTGGTGTTGGTACATTAGGAACATTAGCTTTAGGTTACAAAAATAGAAGATTAGTAGAAGATGTTTTACATAAGGTAAAGAAGAAAATTAATAGTGATAAGTTATCTCAAGATGTAACGTTAGCAGTTGGTAAACCTTTTACTTCTGGTGTAGGACAAACCGCAGTTAATATGTACAAGAATGCGCCGGATTTAACACCAGAAGAAACTAAAAAGTTAAAAGAAATGATAGAAAAAGGTATTAAATCTCAAGGTAAATTAAATACAACTGCAACAGGTGATGAATTTTTTAAATTAAGAGACAGACGCGACTTACGTAATAAAAATAAACTAGAAAAACGTAAAGAAAATGCTAGAGGTTTAATAGGTGGTTATAAAAATTATAGTTTTGATGATGATTTATATACTCAAATAAATATAAACCGTCGTAATAATGGAAATAGAAAAAAACGTAAAGAGTTAGCTAATAAATTACGTAAACAGTTAGGTGGTAACTTTAGAAGATTTAATAGATTAAGGTTCTTCTAATCATAAAGATATTTGATTATAGGTAGAGTTACTAACTTATTAGTACCTTTACCTTCTTGTAAATAAGCATTTAACATATGAGTATTAATATTATTAATAACAACTGCGTTCTTTGATTTAAGTGGTGCAAACCAATCATTATCGCCCATTATGTTAAGTGCTTTTTTAGTTGGATGTATTTTAAAATCAGAACTTGCTATTGTGGTAAGTTTAAGTTTGACACCTTTTTTATCTAACATAAATTGAATATCACGCGCCATATTAGATCCAGCACTGTATCCAATTATATTTATCTTCTTAGTTGGATTTTTCATATACCAACTATATATTTGTTCTGCTAACTTAACAGATTCATCATTACGTCCACTAAATAAAGGTGATGATATTTTTTTAAATGCCGTAGGGAAATATAATATTTGATTCTTAGGTGGTGTAAATGTAAAGTTATGATCTAATGCTACAAACTTATGATTTTTTCTAACTTTACTATTCATATCTTTTCTTATAGCAGTCATAATAGCTTCTGCTTGTTTTAAGGGTGATTCATCTCCTTTAGCTTTACCACTACCAAATCCACCAATAGTAAACGTAATATCTTTAACATTATCTGCTAACTTCTCACCAATATCAGGATTAGCTTTTAAGTTATTAGCTACAGCATTTAAGTTATTAACATAACGTTTTCGTAATACAAGATAAGTAATAGCACTAACACCTAATGCGCCGCCAATTATTTTAGCTGTATTAAGTAACGTATTATTTTTTCTATCTTGTTTACGTTTGTAGTTTCTTACTAACTTACCTCTTCTTACATAACCCTTAACATTAACATCTTGCTTAGGCATAGTACGGTATATCAGTTATATATCAGATAGAAAAAATATAGGTTGTTTGTTTAGTACCTTACTAAACTGAATTAGTGTTTCAACATCAACTGATTGTTTAGCACTTTCAATATAACTAATGTTACTGTTGTCACAAAACATTAGATTAGCTAATTCTATTTGTGTTAAGTTAGCTTCTAGTCTTGCTTGTTTAATACGTTTAGCTACTAATTGTCTGTATTTGTTTTCAACTCTTGTTTCTTTAGTTATTGACATATTGAGTGTATTTCAAATTAGTTACTACATCTACTATACATAAGATAACGTATGTATAGATAACAAGCTTAGTTGTCTATGATTAATTAGCTATTTAACATGACAAAGTTAATCCATTTCGACAGTGGATTTATAGATAACAGTAATTATTCAACTAATGACGATGGTACTGTTACAACAGGAGGTTTAATCTTAGTAGAAGGAACTCATACTGATAGTAAGAAGAAAACACATATATTCAGTAGGAACAGATTATTCAAGATAGCTGAAAACACTAATGCGCTATTTGATAGTGGTGCTACTATTCCTGTACTTGATAATCACAATAAGTCTACTAAGGATACATTAGGATCGCTTGAAAGTGGTGTAAGACTAGAAGTAATAACTGAAGATAACCTACCTAACAAACGGGCTAAACATCTTATTGGTAAATTAGGTTTGTTTGTTGATGAAGTAGTTATCAAAGCTGCTGATGCAGTAGAAAAAGTTAGTAAGAATATTGTTAAAACAGTTAGCCCTGGACTTGATCTTGCTACTGAAACAATACGCGAACTTTCATTAACACCACAACCCGCTATAGTAGGAATGTCTCTATATAGTGAAAATGCTAGTTACGGTAACTTCGGTAATAATTCTACTGCATTAACATTTGATGATCTTCGTAATGATAACGATCAAATGGAACAGTTAGAAGAACAATACGAATTACTAACTGAACAACTTTGGACTATTACTAAGAACATACAAATGGCAGATCATGACTTACTTAATGGTGCAGATCCTAGTGAGTTACAAATGCAAGCTATTCAAGAATTTGTTGATCAGTTTGTTGAATTAATTGGTATGAATCAAGATGAACAAGAAGAAGAGGAATACCAAGATCCACGTATGATGCAACAAGGTAGAGGTGTTAATCCTAATGTTGGTTACAGTAGTGATTTACCATTAGCTGCATTTAGTATGGCGGATATGGAAGCTATATATAATTCTGAAAATGCAGAATTTGGCTATCGTCAAGCCGTAAGTGGTGTATTAAAAGCATTAAGACAACGTGGTACTACTGGTAAGACACTAGGTGAAATTGGTAGTAAGTTTGGAAGTAAAATGCTTAATGCTACTAAAGGTAAGTTAGCCGGTGTTGGTAGATTAGGTAAACGAATAGGTCAAACTATATCAGGATCTAGTGTTACTAAGAATCCTAAGTTATCTGATCGTCAACGTAAAGTAGCTACTAATGTAATTACTAAGTCAGGTGGAAGAATGTTAACTAAATCAGGTAAGTTCATACCATCTAGTAATTTACAAACTAAAGCTAAACAAGTAAGAACAAAAAATACTTTTGTTGTTGATAGTCCATTATCATTATAAATAATTAACAATTATGACTAGACCTATTGCTGCTTTCTCAATGGAAGATTATGAAAAGTTAACTCGTAACGCTTATCAAGCTGCTGAATTTAAACGTGGTAAAGATAAAAAGAAACGTAAAAAACGTGGATTAGGATTTTATGCAGGTGTCGGTGCTGGTGGTTTAGCTGGAGCAGGTGCTTTAGCGGCTGGTGCTAGATATGGAGGTGCTGAATTAGGTTTGAGATCAGCTAACAAACGATTAGAAAAAGGTCAATATAAAAGTCAAGGTGCAATGTTGAAAGACGATATTGTTTCTCGTAGTGGCGGTGCTAAAGGAGTATTAGAAAGAGATAAAGCTAATCTTATGGCATTAGGAGACAGAATTAAAAATTATGATTACAAAGGTTTACCAGCTAGAACAGGTAAACGTATAAAGTTAACAGCAGAAGCTCTACCATCTTATGGTAAACAAGCATTAGCTAAAGGACGTGCTGCATTAGGTACTACTGGTGGTAAGATTGGTGCTGGTTTAGGTGCTGCTGCATTATTAGGTGGTGCTGGTTATGGTGCTTACCGTATGATGAACAAGAAGAAAAAGAAATAGGTACTAATCATGTTTTTTCTATCTGACTACAATATATCTGAATACGGTAGAAAAAAGGGTAGTTCAGATAAGATTCCTAGTTGGAGAAGGAATCTAAGACGATTACGTAACTCAACTTTCAATCCTAATACTGCTAATGCTGCTGCTGTAGGTGCAACTCTTGGTTTAACAGGTGGAGCAATTGCTGGTAGCACTCCTAGAGCTAATAAAATTGGTGCTATTGCAGGATTAGCAGCAGGTACTACAGCCGGTATTGTAAGCTCATATCGTAATAAACGTAAAAAATACTAATTCTCCAAGTGGAAATAATATGGAAACACAACAAGCAATTCAATATAATACTGACTTATTTAACGAAACTATTGCCAACTTTGAAAAGATGTATGAGTTGGGGCAAATTGATGATGAAGAATTTGAAGGATTACGAATTAACGCATATCAAGAATATCAAGAACGTCTTGAAAATATTCTTGATATTGATGCAGAAGGTTACGATGAACTTGAATACGGTGCTGATGATAGCGATTATGCTGAGTTCAGCGTTGGTAGTCAATATGGTGCTGCTTTACTAGAACTAGGTGAAGCTGTTGGTTTTGAAGATGTTGAATCTTACTGTTACGGTTTAGCTGAGGCAACTGGTTACGATCCTAATGATATCTACAGTATCTTGACTGGCGAACTTGATCCATCTGATGAGTTCAGTATTGATGTAGCTAATGCAATTGATCCTGGTAATGAAGAATTAGAAGCTAATCTATTCATTGCTGGTGTTGAAGAACGTGGTGAAGATATTAATGATTACTTAAATGATGAAGATGAGTACGAAGAAGATGAAGATGAAGATGAAGAATACGACAGTGAAGCATCTTACCGTGTAGCTCAACTTGAATCTGAAATTGCCGAGTTCAAATCCGCCACTACCATTAAAGATGAATTACAAATGATTGAACAACAAGCATGGGCTTTAGTTCAACAAGGTAAAGTAACTCCTAATGTTGTACAAACAATGTTAGGTAATTTTTCTACCGATGGAGATCGTTACGCTCACTTTAGTTCCTTATGCGATCAGAAGGGTTTGAATCCTGCTATTGAATTATACGGAATGAATTACGCATTACGTGTACTTGAAACAATGCCTGAAATTGCATCTTTTGGTTACGAAGTAGAAGAAGAAATCAGTGATGAAGAATTAGAAGAAGAAGATGCTATTTCTCAAATTGCGGCTGAAATGATCAAGTTTCGTAATCAAAACAAATAATCAATAAGGTAATTAATTAAATATGGCTTACTGGTCACGTAATAATGGTTCATTCGCAGTTGATCCTGCAATCTTAGTTAACGTTGGTGCTGACATTAACGTTGCTAACCGTAATAGTCTTGTTACTTCTGATTACATTAGTTTAAATAATGAAGCTAAATCTGAAGTACCTGCTGGTCTATTTGTTGCAACAATGACTAATGGTGTAGATCGTTTCTTACCTCGTTGTAAAACAAAAACAGCTGTTACTGCATCTAGCACAACTACTGTTACATTATCTCCTTACAACATCTTTGTTCCTGGAGATATCTTACATACAGTAGAACCTTACGTTACTTTAACTATTACTACTGTTAGTGCAGCACAAACTGTTACTGTAACATTAGAAGGCGTTATTGCAACAGCAACAGCAACAACTAATAACACTACTACTACTGCTAGTGAAGTAGTTAATGCTATTAACTCTACTCCTATCATAAAGGATCGAGTTTATGCTCTTAATGCAGCTAACGTTGTTTATATTTATGCTAAGAATGGAATTAGCTTATATACCTTAACTACTGGTGGTACTGTTACATCAGCAGCATTAAGTAATAGTGGAGTTATGGCACATAACAATACTGCAATTGGAACTATTCAATCAATTGCTTATGCTACTGGTATTGCTACATTAACTGCTGCTGCTACTGCTACTGTTCCTGTTGGTGCTAACTTAGGAGTAAGAGGTATTAGTGAGATTAAGGGATTACATATTCACGCTGTTGACTTTACTGTAATCAAATCTCAAGCATTAAGTTTATATGCTCATTCTGTTGGCGTACGAACTCAGTTATTACCTTACTTTGATCACACTTTGATTACAGCGTTACCTAAGTTAACATTCGGAACTATATTCTAATTCAATAAAAGATAGAAAAATAAAGGTTAGAGTCCCGCAATGTTTTGAGTTTGCAACATAAACAAACTTATTAACATTCATAATCATGGGCGCAATTCAATCTTTTCTGACTGATAAATTACAAGCTAAATATGCTGAACAATTAATTGACGATACAATGTTTCGGGTTAAGCAACGTTCTCGTTTGCTTGATCAATTCATGCCTATCAAGACTTTCGATAACAATAAATTCATTGGTTATTTAACTGAGAAGTTAATGCCAATTGCCTCTTTCATCACAAGAGATGGTCGTATTCCTACTGCTGCTCATGGTGGTTTCCAACGTATGGTTGGTGAACTACAATTAGTAGGTTTAGCTCATCAATTTGATGGTAAAACTCAAGAAGAAATGCTTGAGTTAATGGAAGAAGCGCAATATAAGAATCAACCTATCATGTCTATGCCTAATATGAGTGGCACGGGTATGATTCGTGGACTTAACGATACTTTTGCTGAAACTATTTATAACAAGATTGAAGGATTAGTATTTGGTATAACTGACGTATTAACAGCAATGAGTTGGGATGTAGTTTGTACTGGTGAAATCAACCGTACTGACGCTCGTACTGGTGTTTCTCTTGTAGTTAACTTCAAAGATGATTCCGCTAGTTATACATCTAAACATTTTCCTACTGCGTTAGTGACAACAGGTAATACTGCTAATCCTAAATTAAATAAATGGGATGATTTAGAATATGCAGATGGTATTGGTTTATTACAAGATTGGGTACTTGATTATCAAGATACTAATGGTTTTAAACCTGATCTGATTGTAATGTCAGAACGTCGTTTAATCAATTTGTGTCAACAAAAAACAACCATTGAAAAATCACGACAATTAGCAGGTTTTGGTGGTGTTGGTGCTGTTAGTATGAACACATTATCTCAAGTGTTAATTGCTTATGGTATTCCTCCAATTAAGACTTATGATGAATACTATCAAGTTCCTTACACCAATGCTCAAAACTCAACCGCAACTAGAGATAAATATGTTGATAACGCACGTTTCTTACCTGAAAATCGTGTAGTAATGTTGAAGACTGATATGGGTGTTCAAGCAATGGGTCAAACTATTGAAATGAAACACTTCCAAAACAACATCAACCAAACACGTCTATCTCAAGAAGGTAGTTCTATTTTGGTTATGGTTAACTCTCGCAGTCAACTTCCTTTGTTAGATACGATTGAATCTATGAGTGTTCTGTTACCTGTAGTTATGAATCCTAAATACTTAGCAGGTCGCGTAGTAGTTTAATAACAGGTAGAAAAAATAACGCCGTATCTTGTAATGAGTACGGCGTTATTTAGTTTTTATTGTTATGGAATTAAATATATGTTTTTTCTATCTGATATTAATGTTGAGTTTGGTAGACTTTTAGGTTCTAAAGATAAAAAGAAACGTAAATCAAAATTTATTCGTAATATTGGACTAGGATTAGGAAGTACAGGTTTAATATTAGGATTAAGTTATTTAGCATTAAAAGGTAAAGGTAATAAAATACCCCCAACTTTTAAATTAGATCCTAAGAATATATTAGAAACACCACCTAATGCGACAAGTTCTAATAAAGCGATTCAAGGCAATTTAAAGTTACAAGGTGTAGTAGGTAAAGATAATTTAAAAGAAAGAATTGATGATAGAAGAATGGCTGTAACAGGTTCAAGAACATTAAAAGATGCTAAATATTATATTAATAACTTAAAGAAAAAATACGGTAATAAAAAAACTGCTCAAATGATGAGAGAAAATGCAACTAGGATAAAAAAAGATCGTATTGCGATAATAGGTTATTATTCTGCTAATAATAATGATGTAATTGAATTTGGTAGAAGAACTGGTAGTAAGGATAAAAAAAAAGAAAAGTTTATAGATTAAGAGATGGTCGCGTTTTAAAACCTAATCAAATTGTTAATGCTAATGATGGTAAACACAAAAAAATAGTATTAGCAAGTAAAGTTGTTAACGGTGAACGTAAATATAAAGTAATTCGTTTTGGTGCTAAGGGATACGGACATAATTATTCACCAGAAGCTAGAAAAAACTACCTTAAACGTAGTGGTGGAATAAGAAATAAAAGTGGCGAATTAACTAAGGATGATAAGTTTAGTAAAAACTATTGGGCTAGAAAAATACTATGGAGTCGTAATACTAAACCATCTGGCACTGGTAGGTTTGCTAAATGAATAACAATTACACCAAACCATCATTAAGAGAACGCATTAAAAAAAGTATTAAAAATAGTAATGTTGGTGGTACTGCTGCTGGTAAATGGAGTGCTAGAAAAAGTCAAATACTAGTTAAAAGATATGAAGAAGCAGGTGGTAGTTACAAACGTAGAAAAAATAGTACACAACGTAGTTTGAAAAAATGGTCGTCCGAAGAGTGGACTACGAAATCAGGTAAACCTAGTAGCGTAACAGGTGAACGTTATTTACCAAAGAAAGTCATTAAGAAACTATCACCACAGCAATACGGTAGTGCAACAAGAAGTAAACGTAATGCAACTAAAGAAGGGAAACAATTTGCACCTTATAGTGATAAGCTAAATAGTATAATGAAACAAAACAAGATATATTAACTTTTCTATCTTTATTAATTATGGCAATAAGACTTCCATTTAACGCAAAAAACGCATTTCGTTCAAGAACAGGTAAAGTTTTTACAGCACCCAAAGTTTTAGGACGTAAAAATATTGTACGTAAACCTTTAAGATTACCAACTGTAGGTAATACACAACCTTACAGTAATAACTTAATTAATAGAACTGGTAAGAACGTAACAACTTACGCAACTAAAAGTGCTGCTAGACGTGCAGCTAAACAACAATCATTTCAACAAAGTAGAAATAACTTTAAAGCAGTAGGAATAGGTGAACGTCTAAGTAACTTGCGTAATAAAATAGCACCACCTAAACCTCCTCAACCAAAGGGTCTTAGTAAGCAAGCATTTAATGCACCTAAAGTTGGTGAGTCATTTGGTGCATATAACAAACGAACTGCATTCCCTAAACCATTAAAAGCAGCAGGTAAGAGAACATTCGGTCAAATGATAGCTAAACCTAGATTCGGTAGTATGTCTAAATGATTAATTACTTATTTTTTCTATCTCTTAATGGTATTTATTTGCGTCGTTATCACTTATGACAATAACTAAACAACAACTTACAGATAAATATAATGAAGTTTATAGTGCAGATAATGGTGTTAACAAAACATTTAATCAGTTAACTAAAGATGAGAAAGTAGAAGCATTACTTCAATTTATAACTGATAGTAGTGGAGGTGGTGATGCAAGTGCAGCTAACCAAGTTATAGGAAATACATCACTAGCAAATATTGACACCAAGACTCCGGCACTAGGGCAGGCTTTAGCTAGTGCAAGTGTACCTGTAGTTTTACCAGCAGCACAAATTACCACACTTACCCCACCAACCTCTGTTGGCATTAGTGGCACATTACCAGCTTTTGCAAATACACCTACATTTAATATAGGGACTGTACCTAGTCTTACTTTTACTAATACTAGCTTCACGGCCAATGCTGGTACTAACTTAGACACTTCAACATTGGCACTTGAATCGGGTGGCAATTTAGCAAGCATTAATACCAAACTACCTAGCAGCCTAACTGTAAGTGCAAATCGTTTATTAGTTGATGGCAGCCAGGTAACACAACCTGTAAGCATGGCTACTGCTCCAACAGGACTAGCTTATGTTGCATCAACGCTAGTAACAAGGCCTGCTAACGTTACACCGTATACGGCTAATGATGTTTATGGCGGTGTATTTGAGTTAACAAATATTGGTGCTAGTGGTGGATTTATATTTATTGAAAGCTTAGATATTATTTTTAATATCACAGCAATTCCATCAGGCATGAGTAGTTTTACTCTGTACTTATATTCAGTAACTCCACCCTCAGCTATTGCAGATAACTTAGCTTTTTCAGTATCTTCAGGAGATAGAGCAAGTATTCTAACTCCTAGAGGCATAGTCTTATCAGCATCATTAGCCCAAGGTGGTGGTAGTGTAGTTGCTGAAATACGAAACCTGAACCAACTTTATAAATTGACTGGAACTTCTCTGTTTGGATACGTGGTTACTAATGGTGCTTTCACACCTGCTGCTAACAGTGAAACAGCAACCATCCGCGCTAGGAGCTTTGCACCATGAGAACTTCTACTAGAATGGTGGTGTTGGGTGGTTTTAAAGGTGTTCTTGATTTAATTTCTGTTAGAGCCTCTGCCGCTTATGGATTAAGAAGGTTATACGGTTCATGGACTGGCGCAGCTATAAGAGTAAGGAGAAGTAGTGATAATGCGGAGATAGATATAGGTTTTATTAGAGAGGGTTTAGATGTAGTTACATTATTAGCATTTGTCGGCTCTGGCAGCGGCTTTGTTACCACTTGGTATGACCAATCAGGCAACGGGAACAATGCCACGCAGACGACGGCAGGACAGCAACCTCGAATTGTAAATAGTGGTGTACTTGATATTGCCAACGGCAAACCCGCTATCAGATTTAACGGGTCATTATTTTTCAGTGGTGTATCCCTGCCACTTTCTCAGCTTACCTTAGTATCTGTATTAAATGACGTAACACAAGGATTAATTATTAGCTATCCTATTGGGACTGGCAGTGCTTTCATTTTTCCAGGAAAGGGAATATTCAGCAGCTTTCCTGGATTCCTTCCGCCAACCCCAAATGCCTCATTGGGATTCACTCCAGATGTGCAGCCTGGTGTGGTGCAGACAGGCTTCTTGCCAACAATAGGACAGTCTTATGTTGTGAGCTTAACCACGACTGCGACAAAATCAAGCATTTGGTCAAACGGTGGCAATAATGCAACAGGTGGAGTAATCACCCTGAACCAACTGTTTATGGGTCAACGCGGTGACAATTTTTGGCATTACGATGGGTGTAACTCAGAAACTATCGTATTCCCCTCTGCCCTCTCCACCGACGACCGCCAGACCCTTGAGCGCAATGAAGGCACTTACTACAGCATCACAGTAGCTTGAGGAAAATCATGAAAATTTTGCAACTATTATTTACGATGGTGTCAATAGAATAACTATTAGTGGATAATTAAAAATCATGACAAAACAACAATGGCTGCTTTCTCAAATTGCACAATTCCCTCAACTATCTGCTAGGGAATTAACTTCATTCTTAAACGATAAGTTATTAGTTAATAATCCTAAACCACAGGGTACAATTCCTCTGTTACCTACTTTAGAACAAACATTAGCAATTCTCACACCTAAAGAGAGATTTGAAATTACAGAAACCTGGACGTATGACAGGATTCTACAGGCAGTCAATCAACAAAACTGGGATTTGGTTGCTGTTAGTTTAGGTATTTTGAAAGACGGAGATATTCTTTCTAAAGAAAGTTATGACAAGCTGATTAAACTACTTCAACAAACACAACCAGACCCAAGCTACCAAGCGCAAATTTGGTTAAGTACAGCAGAGTTAGCTGGGTTTGGTGTTGTATTGGTTAATGAAATTGAAGAGTTAATTTAGTATAATTAAACTAATAACTTTAACTCAATTTAACAACTATGACAATCTCATCTTCATTTAAGCGCGAAAAACTAAATCCTACTTTATCTAAAGCATTATCATTTACTGGTGCTATTGCTGAAGGTACGAATGAATTTATTGTTGATATTAACTTAACTATTACTAAAGATGATGCAAGTACAGTAACTAAGACTGTTCAACGTATTGTATTACCACTTATTATTCTCAATAATGAATTAACTGTTGTACCTAAACAATACGTGTTTCCAGGTAATGCAACAAGTTATTCTAGTGGTGGTGTAACACCAGCATTAACTTCCGCAACATCTGGTAATAAATCTGATTTAAACACATTTCTAACTCAAGCTGGTGATGCACCAGAAAACTCATAACATATGCCTAATCCAACTGATCAATATTACATCATTGCTGAATTTCTTCATAATAGTAATAGATATGCTCCATCAACAAGACCTTATTTATATGGTGAATTAAGTAACTTACCAAAACATATATTGGAAAATCGTAACTTTATAGTTGCTGTTAGTGAAGCTACTATTACATCAGAGCTAATTAGAGATAATACCGTTGAATTAACAGTTAATGACAGTGAAACTAAGTTACTACAAGAACGAGTAACTATTCAACTTAAAGAAGTACAAGAACCTGAACTAATAAAAGAAGTAGTTAATGAAGTAGAGATAGAAAAAAGTGAAAGTAATGAAGAAAAAATTGAAGTTAGTGAAGTAGAAGTACCTGAAGTTGAAGTAGTTAAATCTAAGTTAAGTCGTAAACCTAAGAAGATTTAATTATGTTTTTTCTATCTGACTTTCAAGAGAACTTAGAGTTCAGTAAAGGTAGAAAAAAAGGATCAAGAGATAGAAAAAAAAGGGTGAGACGCAAAGAAGATAAAAACAATTTACGTAAAAATATAAATACAGGAACAAGTACAGTTCGCACTGGTATTCACACAGCAAAAGAAGCTAGAGGTGTTAGTCGTGAGGTACGCGGTTGGTTATCACTTGCTAATAAATTAGGGATTATTTAATTATGTTTTTTCTATCTGATTTCAATGCTGAGTTTGGTAGAGGTAGAGACAAGAAGAAACGACTAAGACGTGGCGACACCATCAATGCTAAAACTTATGTTAAAGGTGGTTGGTTTGGTTTAGGTCTTAGTAAAGGTAAACCGCTTAAAATTAAATCAACGGGTAACGATCAAAAAGACGCTATTAAATTAGCTAAAACATTTTATAACCGTGAAAAGAAAGCTGGTAGAATGTAATACTAAACAGTAATATAGTGACATACACACCAATTTACGTAACAAAGGAAGCGATAGCAGAGAAGTTACGTTATCGCTTACCTATTAGACCTAGTAGTATTACAGATCCGATATATCAACAAAACCCAACATCAATACCAGTTAGTGATGTACTTGTTGATATTGTAATTGAACAGAAAGAGAACTTTGTTAATCTGATATTACAACAGATATATGAACTACCACTAAACAATCAACAACCTATAGTTACAGATATTGTTGAAAGTTTAGTGATAGCAGAACTATTACGTATTCACTTTCAAGGACAAGGAATAAGTCAATTAGGCGGCGATCTTGCTGGTACTGGAAGTGACTTAAAGTTGTATGCTTATGGGTTGTTACAAATGCTTACTGCTGGTATGAACATCTACATACCAGGACAACCACCTGTACCAGAAATACCAGGTAAACCGCCACAACCAATTGTACTAGTTAATGAAGTAAGACGTGTTAACTATCAGAACTTAGATACGATAACTAATGCACCAGTTTATGTTAGCAAGTTAACTAGTGATAACGTAACTAATGCGTTAGTAGATGTTGACTTCATAAGTGGTTATAAGGATAGGTATTAAATTTTTTTTCTATCTAATTTATCAGAGTACGGCAGAGGTAAAGATAAACGACCACGTAAGAAACGTAATATGGTTATTGGAGCAATAGGTGGTACTGCTATAGGTTCTGGTATTGGTTGGAGTTGGGGAAATGATAGTAAAGTTAGAGCATTACAAAATAATACTTTTAAAAAAGCAGATAGAATGTGGAAGATTACTGGTTGGAAAGCGGAACATCCTGAAGAATATGATGAACTTAAAAAAATACTTATGGGTGAAGAAGGTTTAAAAAAATCTAAAGAACGCTTAGTTCATATAGAAAGATTTTCTGATAGATTCCCTAAAAGTGGGAAAGCAAGATTAAATAACAAACTTAACCAAATAAGAAATGTCGCTATTAAAAAAGGCGTATTAATTGGATCAGGTATTGGATTAGCAACAGGTTTAGGTGGTACTTATCTATATAACAAGTTAAGAAGTAACAATGAAAATAAACGTTGATAAGTTAGATAAGTTTGTTACTAACTTTAAACAAACACAAGATAAAGTTAATAATCTCAGTAGAGATGCTATTCCTGTAATAAAACAAGAATTACCTAAAACATTACCTAACGTTAACATTGAAACTTCAAGTAATATTAACTTAGGTAATAAGTTACCTTATGTAAGTCAACAAAGTAAACAAATTAAAAAGTTAATTGAAACAAATAGTGTTATTCCTATTGCATTACCTAAAGCAGTTAGTCAACCTAAGTTAGTTAGTAATAATATTGCAATAAGAAGTAGTAATAAGAAACAACCGTTAACTAAAGTAGGTTATAGTAGTGCTAAGATAACCATTAATTGGTTGTTTAATATTAACAACAATTAACAACTATGTTTTTTTTATCTGATATTGATTCAAGTAATTATGGGAGAGGTAAAGATAGAAAAAAGAGAAAACAAAAAATGAGTAAGTTAGGTGCAGGGTTACGATTGGCTACTGCTAGTACAGTAGGAGCAGGAATGGGTACATTAGCTAGTTTACCTTGGAGAATTAAATATGGTAATAAAGCTAATTTAATTGGTGCAGGAATTGGTGCTGGTATATTAGGAGGTGCAGCTTATTTAGATCATAGTAATAGTCCTTATTCGCCTATAGGTAAAAAGAAACATAAACCATTTCCAGATAATCATCCTATGAGAAAATTAATGTTTCAAGATATGAGTCGTATTGATGACTAACAATACTTATGGAGAATTAGATACAGCACATGACATATTACAAGACACCAACTTACTTTGTTTAGGTAACTATATTAAAGATGAACTTAATCGGCGCAATACATTAGCTAACACAATTATAGTAAGAACAGTTTATAATTATGATGCTTATAATATTCCAGTAAGCGATCTACCTGTACTAAAGTTATCAAGACAAAGTTCATTCTATTTACCTAATAACAAACGTAAGTCTAGTATTGAATTACAATACGGTCTTGCATTACCAGAACATGAAAGATTATTACCGTATTTGAATTGGGTAGATTACAATATTAATCAGATCCTTAGTGTAACAACGCAACTCAAAAGTATATTTATAGAAGAAACAAGTAAAAGGTGTCAGTATCGTACACCAATGAGTGAAATAGGAATCCCTGTTTACTCATTTTTACGATTTAGTTTTACAATAACAGAAGGAAGCTATTAGTTATAATACGCCGCATAATTAACTTCGTTCATTTTTCTACCTCTAACTAATTAACATATGACAATTCTCAAACGCAATGAAACTTTCAAAGGTGTAGCTGAATTAGCAATTATCAGATTGGCTGATGGTGCATTACTTAATATCCCTAAACCACTTAACGTAGTCATTGATAACCAAATTGATCAGCGTATTCAAATGACGCAGAACAGTCAAGGTGAAATGACTCGTGCCAATAGTTACATTAAGGGTCGTACTCCAACAATCAGACTTGTTTACTCTCACATTCAACCTGAATTACTTCAATTCAAAACAGGTAGATTGTATGAAAGTCAAACTAAATCAATGGATGTAGTTAAATCTTATCTCGTTACTACTGGTACTTTTGCAGGTGAAACATCTGTTAGTAAATCTGGTCATGCTGTACTTGAAGATGCACCAAGTAAGGCATCCATTATTCGTAATAACTTGAGTGTTCAGTTAGTTCAACAACCTTACGATACCTTTAATGCTACTACTAATGATACGTTTGCTATTGGTGCTAATTTAGCAGTTAAGTTCAGCACTAACTTAGTAACAGCAAAAGAAATTGTTACATTAACTACTACCGAATCACTAACTGTAACTGGTATTGGTGATGATATAATTGGGGCGCATAAAATAATTGCAATGTTAGTTACTACTGAAAATCAACTAGTTAGTTTCAAAGCTGAAAACTGTTCTTGTTCTTTTGAAGGTAGTGCTATTGACTTTGGTGCAGATCAAATGGAAATTCCTTGGTTTATCAATGATGTTCCTGGTGCTTGTTTCCCTTATACATTAGACTATACTAGTAAGTATGTTGGTTGTTAATTAATTACGGTAATACAAAATGACAGTTCATACCATTGAATATAAAGATGAGAAGGGTAATGTAATAGGAACTGACATTATTACAGTTCCTAAGAGATCAAAACTTAAAGAGATATTAGTATTACAACAAGCATTAATTGAGGGAATGTATCAGCACATTGATCCCATTAAAGTAAAATGTGTTTATTCAGGTAGTTTATTACTTGATGATGCTGTATGGGGTAATGTAGAAAAATTAGCTAAGTTAATACCTGTTATCGGTAAAGAAGGTGGTATTGATTTAGATAAACTTGAAAGTGACATTCCTCAATTAATCAAACTATTCTTTTCTCAAAGTTGTGATGATGTAGGAAACATTACCGTTGATTTAGAAGATAATTCGTTTTTTCTACCTTCTGTACTATCGGAGTTATATAGATTTAACTTCCCTAAGTTCATAAAAGAGATGTTCGACAAAGGACAAGTAGTGAAACAGGAATAAACCAACAACCAATAAGCGGTAATTCCGATATGGAAGAATTAGCTGCATTAATTGAAATATATAAAACAGTTGATGCAGCTTTTCTCATTAGGGATAAACTAACTCATCTTGAAATACAAGACTTGATTAAAGAAACAAATGAGTTACGTAAAGATTCAAAACTTAAAGATGCAGAAGAGATAGAAAAAAACTATGCGAAATTAAAAGAAGAAGATCCAACTATAAGTCAATTCATGAATTACTAATATGTCTCAATTAATGAATGATTATCAACAAGAAGTAGCCATCAACTTTCAAGGAGAAGATAATCTTAGTAAAGTTGTTGATAATATTTCTGAGCGTATTAGTAATATGCAAACTAAGGTTATGGTTGCTAACTTTGGACTTGCAGGATTGAAAAAAGTTACAGGTGATAATGTAACTATGTTAGAGAAATTTGGAAAACAAATTGCAGCTACAGATAAATTATTAATGAAAGCATTCAATGTAGCAACTTTCGCTAAAATCGGCGCAGTATTAGCTGATGGTATTAAGAATGCAACAAGAGAATTATCAGGTTTTTCTACCGGAGTTAAAGCATTCACCGCTTCAGGATACACAACTCAAATAATTGATGATTTCAAAAACCTTCAAGATGCAATACTTCTTAGTAAAGAAGCAGTAGATCAATTCAGTTTGCAAGCTTTAACTGCTTATAATCGCTACAAGAAAGCACAAGTTGAAGTAGAAGTATTATTCAGTAAAGGTAACGAATTTATTGGTGATTTAAGTAAGAATATTCAAAATCTTGTTAATAACGATCTCAAAAATGCTGTAACTTCAATTGAGGCGTTAGGTGCAGCATATCAAGCGGCATCTGCTAGTTTCACAGAAGCAAGTGAAAATACAGCCGTGATGACAGCAGGTTTGAAGTTAGCTAAAGCTGGTGGTGCTGACACTGGTGCGACAATGAAAGTGTTGACACAAACAATACGTGCTTATAATATGTCAGCTACAGACTCCAATAAAGTAGCAGCAGTATTGAATAAAACTATTCAGTTAGGTATCACAACGATGCCTGAACTTGCTAATGGTTTTGCACAATCAGCCGTAACAGCTAACGCCGCAAAGGTTAAATTAGAAGAATTAGCAGCAGCAGTAGCAGCACTAACTCTACAAGGTTTTGATACTCCTAGTGCGTTAACTGGATTAGAAGCATTATTCAGAAACATCATTAACAAAACACCTCAAGCAGAAGCAGCATTACGTAGTTTGAGAGATGAATCTAGTAAACCAATTAGATTTGATATTGCTGAAATTAAAACTAAAGGTTTTGCCAAGGCATTAGATGATTTAAATAAAGCAGCTAAAGGTAACGCTGAAATATTAGCAACTATTATCCCAGAAGCCACTGCTTACAATACAGCATTAGCGTTAATGAGTAATAATGCTGAACAATTAAAAGATAATAGTAAATCAATGTTTGAGATTACTAAAACAGGAAAAATAGCTAGAGAAACATTAGATGAAGCATTTGGTATTAAGATATCATCACAAGCTGAAAAGTTTGATGCAATTATTAATCGTATAACAGAACAATTTATTCAGTTCGGTGAACAAATAGCACCATTCTTTCAAGTTGGTGTAGATGTGTTAGAAAAAACTGTTAGTGTGTTATCTTCTATCTCTCCAGAAATGAAGAAGATAATTGCACAATGGATAATATTTCAAATGAGTGTAGGTCAAGTTACTAATGCAATTGGACAATTAGTAGGTGCAGCAACTCAAGCATTTATGATATTCCAAGGTTGGAGGATTTTTACAGGTTTGTTTAATGGTGAATTACTCAAACAAGTAAAGATAGTACAAGAACTTGCTAAAGCTAATATTGGTTTATTACCTGTAGTTAAACAAGTAATAGGAATAGATCAACAACATCTGTTACTAGGACAAGAATTTAACTTACAACAACTTAATAGATTTCAAATTATAGGTAAGTTACGTGAACAAAATTTAGGACTAATTGCACAAGCTAAACAGTTAATAGGAATAGATCAATCACATCTACTAGTAGGGCAACAATCATTAACATTAGATGAACAAAGAGAAGAAATATTAAATAGGTTAGTTGAACAAAATAAAGACTATAAAAAAGCATCTAAAGAATTAAGTAACATAGAAAAAGAACATTTAGATATTACAAGTAAAGTTAAAGAAGCAGAAGATACGTTATCTGAATCATACACTAAGTTAGCTAAAGATAAATACGATAGATCAAAGTTAGAAAAAGAGCTTAATTCATCTACTGCTAAATCGGCAGAGGAACAATATCAGTTAGCAGAACGTTATCAACAACAACAAGAACTTATAGCTAAATCTGAAGCTGAATTAGCAGTCAAAAAGAAAAATAAACTTGACTTAGATGAAAAAGCAGCTAAGTTACAACAAGAAGTTGCTGATAAAACTGCTAAAGCTGAAAAAATCTCACAAACAGTTAAAGATAATACGCTCAAAATACAAAAGGCGCAGACGTTAGCAGAAGAATTACAACGTAAAGCCGTTGAAGCTAGAACATTAGCTGATTTAGCATCTAGTCAAGCTCAAACAGCTAAAGCAGCCGCAGATGCAGCAGGTGGAACTAATGCGACACTTAACGCAGCAGCAGAAGTAGCATTAACTAACGCAACAACTCTTGAAACAGCAGCAGAGGTAGCTAACACAACAGCTACTAACGCTAATAATGCAGCAAGAACTTTAGCTACAACATTAGCAACAGAACAAGGTATTGCTGAAGGTAGATTAATTAAAATTAGAACATTAGCAGGAGAACAAACAGTTAAAAATACATTACTTAACCGAATGTTAGGTTTTTCATTTAAAGACTTAATTCCCAAAATGGATGACGTTAAAAAGACAAGTGGCAACTTATGGACTAACTTAAATAAACCAATTAATTTTAGTGGAATTAAAGATGGCGTTAGTAGTTTATTTAGTAAGCTTAGTGGAATGTTACCTATTGTTGGACAAATAGGAACTAAGTTATTAACATTCGCACCAATACTATTACCAGTAGCAGGAGCAGCAGCATTACTATATGATCAATTCGCTGGTACTTCTGCTCAAGTTAGAAAACTGCAAGAAGATTTAACTAAGATAAATAAAGAACTAGAAGTATCAAAACTTAAAACACTACAAGACTTAGATAGTAAAGGTAAGTTGAGTTATGAAATGAAGAAACAACTTATTATGATGGAACACAATAATGAGTTAGCTAAACTTAATGGATTTGAAAATACAAAGTTAGTAGGTATATGGGAAAACATTGGTAATGCAATAGGTGCTGCATTTAATGGAGTAATTGGTTTTGGTAAAGCTATATTTGATATGTTTGATAAAATATTACCTATTTTCAGTTTATATAAAGCAATACGGTATGATCAAGTTATTTCTACCTTTAGTGAAATTGAAGCACAGATAGAAAAAACAAGTGCTGCGACTTTAAAATTTGCTGAAGTTAATAGCAAATTAAAACAAGGATTCACTGATATTGAAAAAGTAAACAAGAAAATACGTGAAGGTAAATCACTTGAACCAGATGATATAACTAAGTTAAAAAATCAAGCTGAAGAACGACTTAAATTAATTGATGATGAGATAGCAGCTAATGATAGACGACTTGAAGCATTAAAAGAAAAGTTAAAAGATTATGATGCACTTGATCCCGAAAAACAAAAACAAGCTGCTGCTGAAGATCAAGACTTAGCTAGCCGTAGAGATGTACTTGAAGCACAAAATGAAAATTTAAAGAAACAACGACAAATAAATGCTGATACAAATAAAGCAAACATAGAATACTTACAACAACGTAATATGTTTGTTAAACGGTTACAAGAAGCTAATCCAAATAAAAACGATCCTAATAATAAGAAAAATGACTTCTTAGATGAAGACTTTGAAGGTCAAGTTGGCAATAAAGTTAACTCGTTACAAGTAAGAATGCGCCGTAGTTTTAGGCAATCAAATGAAGACTTGCAAGAATATGCTAGGAAAGTTGAAGCTACATTAGATGGTACTAATAAATATGTAAATAGAGAAGGTAAAGAAGTTAAACTTGATGTTACTCAATTAGGACAATATGTTCAAGACTTTGATAAGAATGTAGAAACAACAGTAGCAGGAATAGGTCAGTTATATGAAGGTAATTATATTAATGCTAAGGAGGCTAATGAAAAGTTACAAGCAGTATTGAATCAACAAGTAGGTGATACTAAAAAGAAAGTTAAAGATTTGTTTTCAACAGAACAATTACAACAGTATTATGCTCAGATAATTGAATACAGTAAGAATGCCAGTAAAAAACAAATAGACTTGTTAAGTAAAGATGCTGAAATACAACAACAGTTAATATCAGCAGGTGTTAAATCACAAATTGATGGTAGTAAGGAAATTAGAAAGATACAGCAAGAACAACTTAAAGCACAGATAAATGACTTAGAAAAAACATTACAATTACAACTTGATATTGCACCAGCATTAAAACAAGAGTTAGAAAAACAATTAAAACTATTAAAAGCACAACTTAATGCAGCAGATAAAGAAGATCAACGTAAGTCAATAGATGAACGTTACCAACAACAACAAGTTGCGTTAGATAAAGAAGTAGCAGCATTTAAGTTAAGTCGTGCTAAGTTTGTTTCTACAGAAGAAGAAAGTATTATTAAGTTAGAGCAACTACAGAAACAACAACTATTACAACAACAAAATAAATTACAAGAACAACTTAAACTTGTTGGTAATGATAAAGAAGAACGTACTAAGTTAGAAACAGAGTTATTGAACTTACAACTACAGTATCAACAAATTGTTACTAGTAGTTTACAACGTGAATTTGATAAACGTAATAAGCAATTAAGTAATGATATAGAAAGACAGAAACTCGAATACGGTAAGTTAACAAGAACGTTATCTAGTACAACAGATAGCTTACAAGAAGAATTGAAGATTATTGAAGCTAGAAACAAATCTATTCTTGCAGCTAATCAATATGAAACAAGTAGATTACAAAACCAACTTCGTGTTACTGCTGATATTGAAAAACGTGCCGATATTGAAGTACAACTAGTTGAATTAAAGAACAAGAATAGTGAAGTAACATTAGCACAAGAAGCTAAGTCGTTACAATATCAACAGAAGTTAGTAGATTTAGGTTTCCAAAAACAACAAATAGAACTTGATATTAATAAGTTACAAAATGAATCACAACGTACGTTACTAGAACTAGAACTAGAACGTGCTTTAGAACAAAAGCAAAGTAAAGAAGAAATTGAAACACTACAAACTAAATTAGATATCAATATTGAAGAATCTAAATCATTAGAAAGTAAAAGTAAGTTACAACAAGAAGTTAGACGTAATCAATTAGAAATAAACAACTTAACTAAACAAGATTTAGAGTACAAATTAGCATTAACTAGAGAAGGTGGTGAATTAGATGTTGAAATAGCTAAACAAAATCGTGTATTAGCAACTTATGAAAAACAAGCACAACAAGCTAAAGTAAGTGCTGAATTAGCTGAAATATCTGCTAACAAACAACTTGTACAAAATAACTTAATACTGAAGTCATACGAAAACAGAATTAACTTAACACAGAAACAACTTGATTTAGAGCAACAACAACAAAATAATACTCAACGTATGTTTAAGTTAGCTGGCGATCTTGCAACAACAGATTACCAGAAACAAGAGTTTGCTAAGTTAGCAGCACGTCAAGAATTAATGGCGTTAGACAAGAAACAAGAGATAGAAAAACAATTGTTAGAGATACAAATAAAAAGTAATAACTTAGCTTTACAAAGACAAGAGATAGAACAAAAGACAGCAGAACTAAAATTAGCAGCGGAACTTAAAGTACAAATAGCTGAAACAAAAAAAGTCTTAGCTAGTAAAACTGCTACCAATGAAGATAAAGCAGCAGCATCGGCGCAACTTGAAGCTAAACAATTTGCATACGAAGCTAAGTTAGCAGAACGTCCACTACTAGAACAACAACGACAGTTAAGTAAGTTTGATGATAATATCAAGCGTTATCAGTTACAACAAAATCAAAGTAATGAAGTACAAGATAAGTCAGTTGCTTATGCTAAGACTACTTTTGGTATTGGTGACGATATGGAAATATATCGAGCTATCAGAAATAACTTAGCATCTGTAATTGATGATGTAACTAATGAGATTAATAATAAAGACCTTAACTATAACAAAATTTTTTCTAACTCTAATGTAGTTGTACCAGTTGCACCTAAGTTAACTTACGATACTGTAAGTAAGAATAATATAGTACCATTAAGTAACAACACTAATACAATTAGTAATGATAAACAAGTTGTAATTAACTTCACTAACACTAATGATGTAACTATTGAAGGTAATGCAAGTAGTAAAGAAGTTACTAACGGTATTAAAGATGCTAATGATGATGCAATTAAAAAGTTGTACGATGTATTTAGGAAAACAAATGTTGAATTAGGAAATAAGTAAACCAATCATTAATATACATATGTTATTTTTTCTATCTGATTATAAATATTCTAATTATGCTAGAACATTAGGTGCTAAAGATAAGAAAAAGAGAAAAAGTAATTTGTTACGTAACGTAGCTATAGGTGCTGGTGGATTAGCATTAGCTGGCGGACTAGGTTATTTAGCATTACGAGGAAAAGGTAAACCAAGCGGTGGATCTAATTCGCTTAGTGGTGCTAGTTCACCATCATCATCTACTACACCTTCTGTATCAAATAATAGAGCATTAAATGATGTTGATGTTAAAATTGAAGCACCTAAAGTTAAACAATCTAAACCACAAATAGAGTCTCAATCAAGAATAACACCTCAGAGTGAACCCACTAAACCATATCCAACTAGAAGTTTCACACAAGATGAATTATTACAACGTGGTAACTTGAAAGCTAGATATAATTCAGATCCTTTATATACAAATAAGAAGGTAGGTTTATATGGTAGCTTAACTAAAAAACAACTTAATTCAAGACGTATTGCAGAGAGAAGACAAAAAATTGCAAATGAGTTAATTACTTCTCCTAATAAAAATAATTATACAGGTATTAATAGCAATAGGTATAGTTACGTTCAGAGACCTGGTAAATCAACATTGTATGGATCTAAAGATTCTTACGATACACAAATAAGAAAATCAATATCTAAAGATATTAAGTCACTGAACAAATCCTACATAGATAGTAATTACAAAACATACCGTAACTACATTAACTTATAATGATAGTAGTTAAATTAGGAAATAAGTAATGTTACAATTTAGTATTTCAATACCACTATTTAAAGCATACGTTCGTAATGAATACTTGTTTAACTTAGAAGAGCAACATAGTAACATAACACCTGTAGTTGCATTTGGTTGTACATCACTAAATGGTCGCGCTATTGGTTTTCATATTATGACTAACGGTGGAGCGCAAGTAGCACGTATTCCTGTTAGTGGATTAGTACATAAAGAAGATGCCCCTAACTTACCATTAGATTGGTTACAGTTATGGGATTGTTTCAGTTATCAAGTACAAGCAGTAACTTACGATTACCTTAGTGAAATGAAATGTAAGGTACTACTTAAAGATCGTAATTGGTATGAAGGTCAATATATGTTTACTTTAGATTGGATAGGTGGTGATTATGCAGAAGAAGCTAGTGAATATAAATGCGGTCATGTTATTGCATTAGATAACGGATGTTTTGCTATTCAACCTAACAACAGGATATTCTGGTTAGGTGATCCTAGTTTCATAACACAACCGCTAACTGCTAATCCTGGTTACAAAGTTAATACATATAACTGGAAGTGTGAAAATAGTGGTTCTAAGTGGTTAACTGAAAATAGTGATAGGTTTTTCTATGAGGTAGAAACAAAAGAGTAGTTATAATAAAGATAAGGTACATTTAATTAACTACTCAACTCTCTTAGTTGTATAACTAAGGGAGTTTTATTTTTGCTAACCACACACAAAACAAAATTGGTAGTTATAATAGAGAGGTAATTAATTAGATACGGTAACACTACTATGAGTATCGAGAAAGTTAAACCAGTTGTTGACGACGGTATTGAGTTTTATATCTCAAGTGATGAAACTGCTTCTGGGATGAGTATTAGCGGTTTATCTGCATTTATAACGGTAGATCGCCGAGTAATAGGACGTTTGGTAGAAAAAATTAATTCTACTGAGGATGGGCTTGTAGAGCTACCTGAATGTCTGAAACCCTTTCAGGGTAATGCTTTGAGTCCGGGCTTAGAAGGAATCAACAGAGCTAAAATTATACCCTCAACAACGTGTGAAGCTATAATTTTCTATTATGCTTATGAATCTGATAATATTTCAGATGAAGTTAAACAAGCTGCTAAATTTGCCCATCGTAAATTTGCACAACTTGGTTTACATCAACACATTAAAAATATATCTGGATGTATTGAAAAAAGAAATGAAGACTTATTATTAGCTGAATTTAGATATATTAGAACTGAATTAGAATCTGTTAAATCATTAAGTAGAGAATTAATCGTGATTAGAAATACCACTACTGCATTTATGCCAGGTTGTAAAGACTTATTAGATGAAATAGTTGAATCAACAGGCGATGATAACTTGTATTTACCTACTGAAGATGGTGCATTATCAATTGAAGGTTGGTTACACAATAAAGGTATAACTCTAACATCAACTAAATTTAGACAGTTAGCTCACATAACAGCAGCAACGTTCAAGTCAATGACTAAACAAGATCCAAGTAAAGCACATTTCAAACTTGTTAATGGTAAAACTAAATATAATGTAAGTGTTTATGAACCACAACACTTTGCAATTATTCAAATGTGTTTTAACAAAATATTACATGATGACTAAGAGATAGAAAAAAGGATAAAAATAAGGCGTGTTTCAAGCGATTCACGTCTTATTTTTCTATCTATATTTAATTACTTAACCCTTATCTCTTCAACTTTCCATTCATTAAACAGGAATAAACCTAATACTAACAATCATCATCAAACTCCTTAATTGTTTTGTCAAACATAAGTTTATCAGCAAAATCAGATATCTCTTTCATATCACTATTAAGATTCAACCAATAGTTATACATACTTGTAAATGCTTCCAAATCTACTTCTAGTAAATTAAGTGCATATTGTATTTTAATCTTATTACAACAATAAGCAATACAAACTAAATTTAATATTTCATCTGTACTTATTGTTCTGTTATTTTTACATAACTGTTCAAACATCATTACCTCCAATCTTATTAGTCACAAAATCCATTAGTTCATTCACTTTTTTCTACCTTTCTATTTAATTTTTGTAACTACGTCTACTAAATCAACTATACGCCATTTATTACTCTTGGCATTAACTTGATACACAACTTGATTATCTAAATCTAATCCAGTTAACCATCCTGTAGCATAAGCACTTGTGTCAATATCCCACCAGCCACGTCCAGAAGCCACGTTACCAGGCTTAACTTTACTAAAGGTACTTGTTATCGTATGACCTATTACGACCTGCTTATCGTCAAAGTAGGGTGTGTTAATTGAATGGAATGGTTGTCGTATGCGCCGGAAGTCGTCTGGTTCTTGTTGTTCAAATGTCTTAGCGGGATCTAATCCTGCATGACAAATAAAGTAATCACCTAAGTCAATATAAAGTGGTAGTTGTTGCATGAACGCTAAGTGAATATCCCATAACTCAGGATGCTTATAACAGTATTGATCTCTAGTTCTGTTACAATAATATTTCTTCTTTTTTTTACCTGCTTCAATCATCATCCATTCATGATTACCTTGAACCGAATGAAAGTTAGATGTTGTTCTTACTAATTCAACTACTTCAGGACTACCTTTACCACGATCTATTAAATCACCAACAAAGTATATTTCATCATCGTTAGTAGGGTTAACAAGATCCAATAACCTACATAAAGTAATGAAATAACCGTGTACATCTCCAATAACAATACGACGTTTCATAATACAACAGTAATAACAGTTAAATCGTACTTACTTAACATATCTATTATTCCTTTAACTACAATAAGATAATGTAACTATATTATCTTATTATGACTTGTAACTACGTTAACACTAATATTCGTAAACTATATTTTGAATGTCAAGAAACAATACTAAATCAATTTAATATTGATACTAAGAATAGAGCTACTATTAATAGTGTTAGTTATTTAATGTTACCCGTTGATGGTAATAACTATACTAGAAATATAACTGATACAACAGGTAAGCAAGATACATTTAGTAGTGCTAGTATCACACCTAAGTTAGTAACAGTTAGTTTTACAGTTAATGTAGAAGATCAACAATGGAAGATGAAACGTTGTTTAAGTTATTTAGCTAAGTCTAGTATTAGTAGTAGTTACACTACGTTTATTCCTGTAACTTGCTTAGATTATGTAAGACCTGAAATAGAAGATGATATTATGACATCAAGGAAAGGAATACTTAATGTTGAATCAGGTGGTGGTACTAGTGGCACTGATGGAACAGGTAAACCACTTTATGTAACGCCTTATTCAATTACCTTTACAGAGATAGAAAAAAGATTAGTAATGTAGTAGTATATCAATTAGGAACTAGTTATTACAGTTCAAAGAGCTATCAAGTTGACATAATAGTTAGACTTATATTAAGATAGCTCTATATGCAGAAGTGACAGAGTGCTTAAATGTTGATACTAGCTAGACGTGGGAAGTGAAACTAGATATTCCATACTTAACACACCGTACGTTGGAATCGTACCTTCTGCAATTCACGTTATGCGTGAACTAGAGATACACTAGATTAATTGGGACGATTAACGTCCTGGTAACAATGTATCAATTAGGATGTAGCCGATGGACGTAAGTTCAACATCCCGTTACCTGTATGGTCGTGGCAATTCCGGTAAAGACGTTCGATGAGTGAATAACTCAACCTTTTACTTAGTTATGTAGTTGACATACTCTAACTCAATAACTGTAATTACTAATAAGGCGTAGGTATTCTTTGATATAAAGTTAGTAATATTAGCAGAATATCAGACCCTACGAGGATTGAAACTCCTTAAAGGGTGACAAAAAACAACAATTAACTTCAGTAGCAATTAAGTTACTGGAGTTTTTTATTAGTTATTAGAAGAGATAGAAAAAAAAATAGCGCATCTTTCGTTTACTCATCATTACTTTTTTTCTACCTCTCTTATTTCAACTTCACTACCATCAATAACAGTAATAGTGTAGTTACCATTATTATGATAAACACAAATAACTATCTTAACATCACCTGTTAACTTATCAAGTTGTACTATACGTTCTTCTTGTAGTAAGTTACCATCATAGATATAACTTATTGTTTGTTTGAGAAACTGACTTTCCCAATTGATAGTAGTGGTAAGTCCTAACTCATTAGTAACTGTAGTTTCTCTATCATTAACGTATTTCATGTGGCAACTTACTTCTCCTAACTTATCTTACTTTGAATATTATGCTAACAGTGCTAATAACTTATCTATTCTTAAACCTAATACTTCGTTTACTGGAAGTGGTTTATTAACTAAACTATTTCAAGAACTAACTCAAGTTAATACAAGTGTTACTGTTGGATCTGAATTTAATACATATAATTTTACTACAACTAATATTCCATTAACAGTTACAAGTAATAATACTACCTTTAAGTTAGCTAGTGATTACAGTAATCCGTTACCAGGCGAATTTACTTTCAATAATAATGTAGTTACTATTTACAGTTCGAGTACATTAAATACTGTTAGTTACATTAATAAACTACCTATTGATACGTTAGCTGTTAGAACAATACCATCTTTTTTCTACAGCTTACCTGCCATTGGCGGATTTAGTATAACAGATAGTTGGCAGGATCATCCTACTGCTAATTTAGTATTTATAACTAAACCTAACCTATTACAACAATATCGTACAATTTTCAAAACTGGCGCATTAGTAGATATATACGGATATAGTTTTCTTGTAAATAGTTATAGTGAAGATGTAAGTAAAGAAGATTACTCAGCAACAGTATCGGTTAGTCTACGTGGTAAGTGGGAGATGTATATGAATCTACCCATTGAACTTAATACTAATCCTGGTGTATTAAAAAATAACTTTCAAGATCCAGAATGTCAGATAGGTTATAACCCAATTAATAGTAATAATTATACATCTATTAATGCTATAGCAGGTAAAATCGGAGCGAGAATTTCAGGTTTAAATGCTTCAATTAAAGTTCCTACTAATACACCTGATAGCATAACTACAACTCTTTCAGGAGAGATAGAAAAATGGTTAGATATTAAAAGTAGTGTAATTGATTATTCAGACGGTAATACTATTCAAGTACGTAATATTAATACAGTACAAACCCATTATATTAACGATGGTATGTTGTTGTCTAACTTCAATACAACAATAAATCGTAAACCAATTGCGCCGTTAAGTTCAGGTAATATTAGTATTAATAACATTAATTACACAGCACTTGTTCCAACAACAATAACAAGTAAACCTATTTTTTCTACCTTTGAAGATAATAACTTAATACCTAAACCTACATTACAAAATTATGTTGTTTCTGATGTATTTGATAATAGTGGTAATAAGATTGTAGATGTAAATGAACCAACTCAAACTTTACCGCCACGTTATCAACAACGTAAAATTAAAAGAAGAACTTACAATAAAGGTGATCTTGATGCTCCTTTTTGTCCTCCTAATGTAATTAAGTTAACTGATTTATCTCTTAACTTTGATAAGAGTGGTGTAACTAAAACCATAGTTATAGTAACAGAAGAAGATGGTTTTCCTATTTCTGAAATAACAAGACGTTATGGTTTTGCATATAGGGCTGTAGATATAACAAAAGTGATTACTGTTAATGCTAATGATTTAAAACCTATCTTAGAAGAAGATTATCCTGCGAATTGGTGGGTTTTAATTGAAGAAAAAGTAACTACTTATTTATACGATGACGGTTTAAGTGCTGGTAGTGGAACTGGTTATTTACTTGGATATGACATTGTAGGTAGTAGGTTATTACGTCCTGAAGCGGAAGGTGATGATATTTATACACAAAAATATTATCTTGAATTTAATTATAAAGACAATAGTCCTAAACCTACTGATTTTGAAATAGCTAAAAATGATACTTATAGATTTCGATATGTACCATTATATGGTGCAAAAAGATATCTGTTAAACGCACATCGTGATTACTATAAAAACTTTGAAAATGAAGAGAAATTTTACAAAAAGTGTAACAAAGATGGTTCTAGTAGTTGGGAAGTACGTCCTGATTATGTTGAACCTATGTTTGCTATTAGTGAAGCAGAAGAAATAAGTTGCTATTTACAAGTTGATAACCCTAAGAACTTATTACGTGATGTTAAAGCAAATCCACCTGAACCATATTATCCACCACTCATCACAGGTGAAGAATCATATCGTCGTAGTTTCATTAAAATATTAGAATCTAAAAATACAAGTAAAGCTGTCTTTGCAGTTGATGGTATACCAGAACAAGATCGGTACATAACTTTTAACTCTACCTTTTCATCACAAGAACCTGGATTTGGTGCAGTTCTAGAAGAAACAAGCACAAGTCAATCTGATGGGATACCACCTGTTCACACAAAAAAACCTAAACCTTATGAACTCGTAGAATCTAAGAAAGAAGATAAACCTAAAGAACAAAAACAGTTTAGATATGTACTATTCACAAGTCCATATAACGGCGGATTCCCACGTGCAAGTAGTTTAAGTTTTGAAAAAGCTACTAGTGTAGATGAAGTAATTAGTGCTGTAACTAATCAACTTAAAATTGATGATATTCGTAATACTCTAAGTAGTAGTTGTACTATCCCATTAAATCTAAGTATTAAGAGTGGTGATAAAGTTGTATTAAGTGTGGAAGGAACAACGTATAAACGCAGGGTAATCTCAGTTCAACATAACTTTGTATTTGAAGGTATTAATACAGTTACTAGATTACCTCTTGTTACTGGTACTACTCAATTAACAATGGGAATAGATAGGGATAATATTAACGTTAGTAGCATTAAAGAAGCTATCCCTAAACCTAATAGTAATAACAGTAATAGTGGTATATTAGATATAATTAAAAAAGATATAACGTTGGGATCACTATTACCAAGTGCATTACCGGGACGTGGACGATGACACAAGAAGAACTATTACAGAAACTCAAAGATGAACTAAAAAAGTTATTGCAACGCAAAGTAACTGTAACAGAGGTAGAAAAAAATTATGTAGTTGATATAAAAGGGACTCAAATTAAAGTCCCTAAGATAAACAATAATGTTGTTAGTAGTAATAAGTTAAACAGTAAGTAAAACAATAGCGGCGTAACAGTTGTAGTTGATTCGCCGCTTAGTTAATTATCTTATTTTTCTACCTTTATTTCACAAATAGTTTTCTTCATTTCACTAGCAATACGGTATGCTATTTCATCAATACTTAAATTCTCAATATCATCAATAGGTATTTCCTCTACTTCTATATCACTAAACATTTCTTCTAGTTCAGCTTTACGTTGTTCTAGTACAGTTACATCGTATGACAACTTAATGCACTTAATAAATGTAGTTGCTGTTGCAATAACTAGTTTAGCTAATCCACTTACTTTAATGTAAGTCTTATTAGCTATAACTTTAGCTTTGAGTTTAGTTAAATTAGTCTTGAATTGCTCTACAGACATTAGCTGTTCCCTTAATGATGTACTTTACTTTGATATTATAGCGTTAGTCTAGTTAATCTTATTACTAGAGTACCTGCCGGAAAAGAGATAGAAAATAAAGGACGATTAATCAGCTAATGAAACATTTAATATTTTTTCTATCTCTTGTTGTATTCCCCATACATCATTATCTTGTTGTGAATATGGAGTTATATTATTACGTGCTAATTGAATTAATTGTTTAATTAAATAACTGTGATTAGTATTACGTTCTTGAAGTTCATATTCTAAGTTTCGTACTTGATCTCTTAACTCATCATTCTTTTCTTCTAGTTCTGTTACTTTAGATTCAAGTTCATCTATTCTCTTATCGTAATTACTACTACCATTACAAAGTAACTCATATACTTTAGCTAATACGTCACTTGATATATGTTGTAAGTCAACTTCTTCTATATCATTAATTAACTTTTTACGTAATTGATTAACTCTTAACTCCTCTAATTGTTTAGGTGTTGGTAAATAAATATGAGGATTATCTAACCAATTGTATTTATTTTTAGGTCTAATTAAATTACCAGTTTCCTTATTGAACTTATTACTACCACATATTATTTGTGTCTTAGTAACATGAGTTACTGTAATCAAACGTGTGCTAACTCTAGTTGCATAAACAACAGTATCACCAACTATTACATTATCTAAGTTATTCATTTACGTCTCCTAAATTAAACTACTACAATGAATAGATAGAACAAACAATAACACATTACGGTATGACTTATACAAGTTACGCTTCTGGGAGATCAACCTTACCAATATCAGGTAACACTTTTGTAGTTACTAACAATGGTAACTTAGGTGTAACAGGAACTTATTATGTAGGACTAATAGCAGAGAATCGTGTTGGTTTATCACTAACATCAACATTAACTGCTGTTACGTTAACTACAACAAGTAAATTAACTATTACATTACCTACAATATTAGCTGGTGAAGACTGGCAAAACATTATTATTGGTGCATCATTAACTAATGATGTTACTACTTTAACTCAAATAGCTAGTGTGAGTAAAGTAGATTTTTCTACCCCTCTTGTATTAACTACTAATCAAGTATTCAAATTAACGTTAGTTGAACGTACTGTAGCTAATCCTGCGGGATTACCTGTAACACCAGAACAAGGTTTATGTCGTTACATTACATCACTTAACTACTATTACAAGTATGACAAGTATAGTGATAAGACTGTTGATAACCTTAATGTACTTAACGCTACAACTGGTAGATGGTTACGAATTGGATCAATAAGTACATATCAAAGTAACACTAGTTCAAGTGGTGGTTGTGATGTTGATGTAAGAACACCTAACTTAACTGTTGTTACTCCTAATTACTTGTGTGATGGTAGTACAGGAGAGGGTGTTTTATATTGGTTACGTAATGATGGAGATGATGACATTCCTAGTGGTACTAGAATTAGTTGTCTTATTAGATTAGGAGATGAAGATTACTCTCAACGTTTCAGCGGAATGTTTGAGTTAGAAATAATGGGTTATGTTAACTTAACCAATGCTGTTCTTGATATAACAACAAGTAGTAATCCAATAACTTATGATCCTAAAGTTGAATGGTTAACATTAACTGAAGATTTACAACCTAATAATGCAGTAGTAATTAAAGTATCACCTCAATTTCGTGCCGAACAATTAAGTGGTGCAATTCCATATAATGCTGCTATTAGTGCTTACTTACAGTTTTCACCAACTACAGGTATTTACACACCTGGAGTATTTGGTAACTTGATTTATCAAGATAGAAATAAATGGCGCATTGTTCCTAATACTGGTTTATCACTATTACGATTAGCTGGTAGTGGTATTGTTGCTAAACAGGAACTTAATGCTCTTGGTGATTACATTGTTACAGGACTTACTGCTAATACTGCTAACCAGAATATTTTTCTATCTAGTAACGGTACTGCTTTTGTTAATGCAGCTAATACATTAGATGGTGTTGCTAAACGTTGTAAGGTCAGTACAGTTAATGGCACTGGTATTGTAACTAGTTATGGTAATGTTAACTTAGATAACACTAAACAACTAACAGTAACAGTTAATTATCCTACTGCAATAAGAAGTGATTATCCTGATACGTTAATAGCAGGATTAAATAAAGGTAAGTTTAATGCAAGTAAAGTTGTTATATATATTAAGAACAGTAGTAACCAGTATTTCAAAATAGAAAAAATTATAACTCCTAATGTAACAAGTGATAGTTGGACTGTTGATTATAGTGAGTTCTCAAGTGCGGCGTTACCATCTGTAGCTAGTGACTATGGATTGTACAAACCTACTTCAGTTACACCAACTACTACTACTGTTGCATCTACTTTTACAAGTGGTAGTTACGAAGTGTTAATTGCGTTTGTTTATAGTGGAGTAGTTACAGTAATTGATCATAGTGTTAGCGAGTTGTATGAAATTACTGCTGATCTACAAACTATATTTGAAACAGTAGCTACAGTATGGTATAGCGATAATGGTATTCCAAGTAATTCATTAGGTGAAAACGGCGCATATTATCTTAACTATGATACTGCTAATATTTATAAGAAAGTTAATGATACTTGGGTGTTAGATGGTAATATTAGCGTTAGTACACCATCATTTGGAACTATTGCCGTTAGTGGTCAGAGTAATGTAGTAGCTGATAATAGTAACGACACCTTAACTCTTGTAGCAGGAACAGGTATTACATTAACTACTAATGCAACAACTGATGCTATTACTATTACTGGAACTAGTGTTAGTAATACATTTAGCACTATTGTAGTAGCAGGACAATCTAACATAGTTGCTGATAGTGGAACTGATACATTAACTATTGAAGCTGGGAGTGGTATTACTTTAACTACTAATGCAACTACAGATACATTGACTATCGCTAGTAATGCAGCTAACAATACTTTTTCTACCTTATCTGTAGCAGGACAAAGTGATATAGTTGCCGATACTTCTTCTGATACTTTAACCTTAGTTGCTGGTAGTGGTATTACTTTAACTACTAATCCTACAACCGATACATTAACTATCACAGGTAGTAGTGTTAGTAATACATTTAGTACAATTGCAGTTAGTGGTCAAAATAATGTAGTAGCTGACAGTGCTAGTGATACTCTTACATTAATTGCTGGTACAGGAATGACTATTACAACTGATGCAACTAGTGATACTATTACGTTAGCTAGTAGTGGAACTAGCGCAACTGTTAATGTTGGCACTGTAACTACACTTAATCCTAATCAATCTCCTACTGTAACTAATACTGGAACTACAAGTGCTGCTGTATTAGCATTTGGATTACCACTTGCTCCAACTACATCTATCGGAACTGTCAGTACATTAAGTGCGGGATCTAGTGCTACAGTTACTAATACAGGAAGTAACGGTAATGTGGTACTTAACTTTGGTATTCCACAAGGTGCTAATGGTAGTATGAATGTTTCATCAGGATTTATTCTTACTCCTGTTGGAAGTCCTATTACTACATCTACTAACGAAGTTGGTTTTTATGTTGATAGTGCAGACAGCTTATTTAAAACTAGAGATGTTAGTAATGGAACTGTTAGAACATTAGCATCTCTTAATAGAGTTCAAGCATTTACTCAAACACAATATGCTACACCTGTTGTTAATAATTCTGCTAGTGGTACAGTTACATTAGATGGTAGTGCTAGTAATGTTTTCATACTAACGGTTACAGGAAATCTGACTTTGAACATGAACAATATACAGGTTGGGGCAACTTATATTATCTACTTAATTCAAGACGCAACTGGAAGTAGAACTATCACACTTAATGCTATATTCAAGAGGTTAGTAGGAGATACAACTACTTTTAATACATCAGCAAATAGAGTTAATATGTTAACTGGAATAGCAAGATCCGCTAGTGCAATTACTTTATCTCCCATAGTAGTAGAGGTTGTTTAATTATGTTTACTTTTCCAGTTGGTTTCTTTAATTTTATTGTTAGTAGTGGGGGTGGTGGAACTACAGATCCATATGCAGCCAATGTAGTTCTATTTTTGAAGGGTGATGGTACTAACGGTAGTACAGCAATCACTGATAGCTCACCAAGTCCCAAAACTATTTCTGTGTTTGGTAATGCTCAGATAAGCACAGCACAAAGTAAATATGGTGGTAGTAGCTTATACTTCGATGGCACAAACAATTGTTTTATAGGTACACCAGTAGATAGTATCTATACTTTAGGGTCAAGTAATTTTACCCTTGAAATGTGGGTGTATCCTTTTGCTGCCAACCCTAATAGTATCATGGCTTGGAATGACAGTGCAGTATTTCCTAGTATCGTCACTCTTAACCCTGTGTATGGTAACTTTGCTACCACTTTTTCTTTTTGGAGGCAGAATGCAGCTGTAACAAATTTACAGAATTTAACTACTAATGTGTGGCAACATCACGCATTAGTTAGAGAAGGGAATAACTTCAGATGGTATTTAAATGGTGTACTAACTGTCAGCTTTAGCTCAAGTGAAAGCTTTACAGGGTCAAGGATTGTAATAGGTACAAATGGAGTAAATAATTATCTGTCATTCGCTAGATTTTATTTATCCCATTTGCGGCTAACAAAAGCTGTTAGATACACAGCTAATTTTAACCCTGAAACAAATACTTATTTGAATGTTTAATTATGAACGAACGTAAATTAATAGATGAGATTAAACTATCACTTCAACAAGAAGTTATTGCTGGTTATTGGAACGGTAAAGTATTTGTTAGTGATGACAAGAAAACATATACTAACATTATTTCTAACTCTCAACCTATTGGAGTAGGTTTCATAGTACCTTATGAGGGTAGATGGTTACTTGTTGTTGGTAGTAGTAATAGTGAAGGTAGAAAAAATATTATTAATAGTAAGAGAAGTAGACGTAAACCTTTGATAGAGGAATTAGTCTATCCTGTTATTACTTTGCTGCAATCAGATTTTAATACTGAATACAACTCTAATACCAAACCAGAAGGAGAGAAAGATTTTGAATATTGGTTGACGGGTGGTGGTAATTATAAATTAAAAAGAATAGTTACAGATCCAACATTAGGTTTTGAGCAATCAGAAGCGTTGATTTACTATGATGGTAGTGATGCTTTTCTTCAAAATGCAGGAAATGGTAAATATTTGGCAGCTACTAGAAGTCATGAGTTTCCGCCTATAAATTATGGTGGTGTAGAAAGTAGATCATACAGTAGGAATATATTTACTATTCAAAAAGAAGATAAAAGTGTTGTTAAAATAGTTTCTGATTTTTATGGTAACTTTACTTACTTAGGTAATGGTATTTATCAATCGTTTATAGAAGATGGTATTGGAGATATATTTGAACAAATTCCTAGTTTATTAAGAAATAATAGCACAATTGATAATGCTTATATAAATATTGGAACAGCTACAGCTAATATTTTACCTAAGAACAAAAATTACTATATTTTTAATGGACAAATATTTGAATTGAGCGGAAGTATTACTGTTGATTTAACGGAGGCATTCATCTATTTTACGTATGATTCCCAATTTAGTTATTTAAGCATGAAAGATCGTACGTTTGCATGGCGAAATAAAACAATACAACATCAAACATGGCTACCAACAGGAAATACTACATTCAATTATTCATCTACAAAAACAAAATTCAGAAATAATTTACCAGGAGATGAAAACACTTATCAATACTCGTTTTTATATAATTATACGTTTAATGAAACTATGTCAGGTGAGTTGTTAGTAATGTCGTGGAAAAAGAAATATATTACCACTACTTTTGAAATTGAAAAAGAATCAAAAGATTGGATTACTATGGAAACTTTACCTGATTATCCTTTCGCTAGAAATATAATAACTAAAACACAAGAAATCACCAGTAAAAATGAAGTTTTAACTTTAAAAACTTATGAGGATACGGAAGGTTCAAATAATTTAATTTTAAATAGTAATGGAAAATGGTTGAGATTACCGAAGCGACCGATGCAACTTAATTCTGATACTAATTTAACTATCACTAGAGAAACTACATCTTTCAGAATAAAAATAGATTTTGGTTACTTAGGTATAGTACCAGAAGATTATGAACCCGACTATGATTTAACTCCATATATAAATGAGAATATTATTACTTCTTTTATGATTGAAGATAGTGCCTATATTGTTAGAGGGAAAATATCTACAATAGACTTTGAATTATATTCTCCTAATAACACCAACGTTTATAGCGGTCGTTATTGGTTTACAATTCAAATAACGCAGTTTAAATCAGTTCCTAAAGTAGTAACAAAAAGTTTAGACTCTTTTGATTATCGCCCTTTTGAGTTACCATTTCCTTGGGCTATTATTTTAGATAATGGTTGTTTTTGGAATTATTATCTAAGTCACGAACCTACAAACGTTAATGTGGAAAAGTTTGTTACGTCTTATTCCTACTTTGCGGGAGGTAATAGTTTCTCTCAACTTGGAAGAGCTAGTTCTAACACAAATTCATTTATCTGTAATCAGATACATAAGTATATACACACAAACCCAATTACTGTACCCTTTTGTTCTACGATTTATTATCCACCTTCTCGACTGCTAAAGTCTGATAATCTAATAGGTAATTCTATTTACAGAATAAATGACGATATCCTGCTTGAAACTTATATAGAAAATGCAACTAGTGACTGGTTAAGTATTACTAAAATACCTGTATCAGAATGGAAAATAACACCTGATGGTAATATCAAATATCATAATACTTTCTTAGTAGACTATCAGTTGAAGCGTCCTTATTATGATGAACAATATGATGAGTCAAAAACCTTTAGTCTTATCCCTGTAACACATAGTTACTATCCTGCATAATAGTAATAGATAACATATTAAATTAATGTAACTGTGAATAACTTATTTCTAACTTCCAAGATTACAGCATTAACAACAGGAGTAGTACAAACTTTAAGCAATCCTAATAAACATACAATAAAAGAATATAAGGAAACATTACGTAATCCTTGGTTACGTGCTTGCATTAGAATGAAAGGTCAACGTGCTGCTAACTCAATAGGAGAATACCAATTTAAGAATAAAGAGATAGAAAAATGGGTTAAAAATAACATTAACAACGTACATGGTAACTTACGTGAATTAGTTGGTGTGTTAGCTAGTGGTGCTAGTGCATTTGGACATATGGCAGTTGAAACAGCTAAGGAACGTAAGTACGGTAATAAGTTCCGTAAAATTGAATGGCACTTAGGTGGATTTAACGTATTAGATCCTGAACGAGTACATTATGCAGGTAACTATGGCGCAATTAGTTATGTTAAATATCAAGATGCTGTTAGAGAATTATATATACCTTATGAAAAATGTCTTCATATTACTAACTCAGGAACGTTAGACTTTAATAATGGTAGTGTTTATGGCGATCCAGATTGTGAAGTAGCTTTTCCTTACGTTAAGTTGTATAACATTATAATGTCTGAAATGGCTATTAGTGCTAAGACATTAGCTACTGGTATTATTGTTGGATTAGCAGATGGAGATAATACAGTTTACTTGTATGACAATAACGGTGATCCGTTACGTGATAGTAATAACAACTTAATCAAACGTAATGCAGTACAACATCTAGCTGATCAACTAAAACAACTAGAAAATAGAAGTCATATTGTTACGGATAAGAAAAATAGTGTTGTACCATTACAAATACCAGCAGGTGAACAGTTCTGGACAATTAGCGAGAATATGTTGAAGCGTAATATATTTGCTAGTTGCGGTGTTCCAGTAATGGTATTTGATGAAGGTAGTAGTGCAATAGCTACTGCAACATTAAGTGTGAAACAAGAAACAACTCTTGATACTACTGTTGCTGATATAGTGGCGCAAATTAAGGATCAATTGATAGAAAAAGTTATACGTCCGTTGATTGTTGCTAACTTTGGTAAGCAATCCGACTATGGAGATTTCGTAGTTCAAGCAAGCTCAGATCCAGCACAAGACAGCTTAATAACTAGCAACTTGATGACAGCATTCAGTCTTGGATTGTTACAATCAAGCGATATTGATGCAGTTAACGCATTACGTGAAAGGTTGAAACTACCACCTGTAACACCCGAACAACAGCAACAACAAGCACAAATGACATCTATGTTACAACAATTGCAACAACCTGTTGCACCTGAAGTTGACCCTAATAGTCAACCTCAAGAACAACAGGATGAAAGTTATGATCAGCAATATCTAGCAGCGTAATCAAGAGATAGAAAAAATAAATTTCAGATTAGAGAGTGCTACTATTTAATCATTATTTGTAATTGCTTATCATAACTACTTCCGTATTGTTTCTTTACATTCTTGTAACCAGATGTTTTAATCTTCATCTGTGTATTCTATTTCGACATTTTCTTCAGGATCATATTCTTCTAACTCGATGTAACTTGTTACACTATTATTTTCCAAATTAAATTCTAGTACTTCAAGTAAGTCTTTTTTGTGATAGATAAAGCAACTATGATTCTCTGTGTAAATAATAATCCACTCATCATCAACTTCACTAACAAACGATCTGACCCAACAACCTCTACTACCATCAACGTGCATCCAATGTACTTGATTAGTAAAGTCATCATAAGTTAAATTACTTTCCTTATGCCTTGCAAAATCCTTAATGTCTAAATAACTCATCATAAATACTTTTTCACTCCTAACTTACCTTCTTTTCCATGACCATTACTAACGTTATATAACTGATAAACCTTATTATCATTACGATAAATACCACAACGTTCGTATTTAATTAACAAATCATCTAACGCAACAAATAGATAACTTACATCACCTTCATACAATGTGTATTCTTGGTTGAATACGTTATCTAATACTTCACTAACAGTTGTTACAATCATAGTTTTTATAATAGATAGAAAAATAATGGTGCGACGTTTAATCTAATTCGCCGCTTACTTGTGAATTACTTAACTACTTTAATGCTGTTATCTTTCAACAACAACATTACTTCATCTAACTTACTTTTTTCTACCTCTATTAAGATAGTTGTAGTTGTTTGTTTTTTCTTCCATAACTTAAACGCTGATTCAAACTCAATTCTAAAATTAACAGCATCATTAACAAAGTAACCTAACTCTGTTAATTCGTATTCTTCATCGTCATTAAGTACCCATATATTAGGATACTTATCACAATCCCATAATATATCTGCTGGTAATTCAAATGTATCGTCATTCCAAAACTGTTTAATTTCACTACCTAATACTTTCATAACTAATCTCCTAATTTAATTAATGTATCTCTAATCGTAATTAGTCTTCTTGTGGTGTCGGTACAAATTTATAATTTAACTTCAATAAATTTTGCATAGTAGCATAACCAGGACTACCATTATACTCTTTGTAATCGGGTATTGCTAATGAATGTTCGTTATATCTAACACCATTAGCACCTGTTTCAGTAACATCAACATACAATATTAAGTTACCACTACTTTCACGTCTCCATTGCATTAATTTACTGTGGGACATAATACACTCCTACAATTACGTTATTGTTATACATATTGTCATAAGTTAAGTTAGTAACTTGTAGTTGTAATTCTTGATTAGCAATTGAAAGATTAGTTGCTAACTTAACAAAGTGTTTAGCTAGATTAGCTAATTCTTCCTTACTACACTTACCACTGTCAATATGATCAAGTAATTTAACTTCATTAATCTTTGTTTGTAACTTTGACTTAGCTAAGATATCATCCATGATTAGTAACTCCTTGTTCAATTAGATAACACATTCCTATAGCAGCACTATCACTACTATGATCAGATAGAAAAATAGACTTATCAACTTTAAAATAATTAGCGGCGTTACTAGCTACTAATTCTTTATCGGCTTTACCATCTCCTGTTACTTGTTTCTTTATATGAGTAGCACTATATGAAATTATAGTAGCACCAACTTTAGCAGCATTAAGTTTAATAACACCTAATGCTTGACTAATGTTAGTACCATTAACACCTCTACCAATAAAACAAGGTTCTTCATACACAAATACTTCAGGTTTGTACTTATTAAATAACTCGCCGTACTTGTTATCTATATTAAGTAACTTATCCTGAAGTAATTTGTGTTTACTAACTACATCACCTACTTCTAATATAGTTAAGGTTGTTGTGTCAATAACACAGTAACTATTATTTATAACACCACAATCAGTTCCAATTAATATCATAATGATATTACAATAAGGTAATTGTTAATATCATAACAATATTAATCAATCAATCTTCTAACGCTCATTGTAATACTTTAGTAAATTACTCTACTTTATCAATAGTTCCGTTAGGTGCGGCGAGCAACTCTTCTACTGTTATTAGTTTCATTTATTTTCTCTTCACATACTCAACATAACTGTAACCATCATTCATTACTGTTTTTTCTATCTCCCATTCGCTATTCACGAATCGAAAATAAGTATCAGCATCGGGAAAATCTTGAAAAATATGAGTAATATACATCTTCTCCACATGAGGTAGAAAAATATTGTATATCTGTGAACCACCAATTACAAACACATCTTTCTTGAAACTTTTAGCGAGTTGTAATGCAGTAGCAGGATTATTAACATAGTACAACTTACCAAAGTCATCAGTGCTAACATCGTAGTTCAAAGCTGATGATGTGAGTACGATATTGATACGATTAGCGAGTCTCTGACCACCCAAATCGCCATCAAAAGTTCTTTTACCTACAATGACAACGGTATCAGTTGTAAGCTGCTTGAATCGTCTCTTATCGTCTCTATTGTTCCACACCAAACCACCATTAGCACCAAGTTCACCGTTATGTCCAATTGCTGCTATTAAGTTAATCGTCATTTTCTTTTTCTACCTCATACATATCAAATAAACTTTTTACGTAAAGTAAACCACGTAAATAACCTTCAGTTTCTACAGCATTAATTGTTAGATGATGATCGTTCTTTAGTTCATCAATTAAACGTCTAGTGTTTTCAATTTCACAATATAATTCTCCATTAACATCTTCGTAGATATCACCTTGTCTAATTAGACTCGCTGTTTTATTTCTAACTAATTGATCAACTTTCTTATTGATATAAGATTCTAATTCTTGTAGTAAGTTATCTTTCATAATTAACCTCTTCTAATATAATCACGCCAAGATTCATCATTAAACTTTAAGTCAACTCGTAATTGTTTAACTTGTAGTTCTAAGTTGTTAATTCTATTATCTTTTGCTTCAATTCTATTAACAAAGTATTCATACATGATTAACAACAGTTTCTTTTCTTGTTCTGTTAATTCAACATTAATACGTTCTTTAAGCCAACGTTGAAAGTTTTTTTCATGTCTGATGTTCACTACTTTACCAAGTTAATCCTAAGTTATCAGCATTACCTCTACAAGTAAAGTTAGGATTATTATGACAAATCCAACTCTTACTAACTTGTAGTTGTAGTTCTGGTGATTGTTGTTTTAAAGCTTCACTACATTCAATATAAAGTTTACAAGTTACTGCACAATCTGAACATGACTTTGGTAGTAGTGGTAGTTCTCTATTATCATAATTTAACATCCTCATAAAGTATTCTTCATTGTATTCAGTTTTTGGAGTGATATTACATTTAATTTTTTTCATTTTTCTATCTCTTAATTCTATAAACAATCATTTCTTTAACAGGTGTTCTATCACCATTACAACTAATACTTCGTGGTGCAATAACATCACTAACTATGAAATCAGCATCACTATATAACTTAACTAACGTATCATCATAACTATTACTAGCTATAACAGTACAGTTAAGTTGGGATAACCAATTAACTAATCGTAGTTGATCTTCCCATTTGAAGTCTTGTTGTGCGTATTTCGTGAATACATTATAGTAAGGTGGATCTACATATACAAAGTCATCATCATTAATCTCAAGTTGTTCAAAATCACTACAAGAGAAACAATAGGTAGAAAAAAGATTAGTGTAGTTAGTGAAGTCTTGTAGCAACTTAACTGTTTTGTATTTACCGTATGGTACATTAAATTCTCCTTTGTTATTGAATCTACAAAGACCATTGAAACAATGTTTGTTTAGATAGTAAAACAATAACGCCGCATCTTTAGTTAAGTAGTTATTTTCTTCTATCCAAATATTAAACTGATTACGCCAAGTGTAATAGTAACTTTCATCATTAACAAACAAATCTAAGTTAATATCTAGTTGTTGTTGTATTTGTTTATAGAGGTTAATTAAGTGAGGATTAACGTCATTAAGTAATGCAACTTCTGGTTCAATATGTAATGTAACAGCACTAGCACCACAAAACGGTTCAACTAATCGTTTATAGCTACCAGCATAATAATGTTCTGCTATATGATTAGCAAGGTGTCCTTTTGATCCACACCATTTTAACAAGGGTTTCATAACTACTCTCCATAAGGAAATAACACTAACAATGGTAAGCTACAGATGGTCGCAATAGTAAAGCTGTAATAATCACTAGCTAACCATCTGTCACATAAACCAAATGCAAAACCACCAGATAGAAAAATAAATGCTGCGAGTTTAATGTAAGTCATCTGTAAATACCCGATCAAATAATTTATTTATGTTGTGTAAGTCAAATGATCCTTCATTTGTTATATTGAAACCTTCATACTTAACATAAGTTAAATCCATAAAAAGATTTATACCTACATCAATAGCTAAATTATATTCAACATCTATAACAGGTTCTTGCCAACAATGAATAATTATACTATCAACTTCTTTAATATCATGTTTATCTAAATAACTAAACAAACATTCAACGATATTACGTAACTTCTGTATTGTTTCATTATCATAACTAGTCGTTAGTTCTTGTATTCTGTTGTTACAATACCGTAATGCTTCACTTGTCAACATAACTATAACTCCTAATCTGGTATTCGTTTATTGCGCCGCACAAAGTCTAAAGCCGTTAGTAATCTATTATATGTTTTTTCTACCTCTTTCAGTCTATCTTCTGATATTTCATCGTTGTGTTCACTTGCAAACTGTATTTGTATAACACCATAATAATTGTTCTTTTCACCATTAACAGGAATAAGTCTAGTGTAAACAGCTTCTAATCCTATGCTATTAAGATATTGCTTGCAACCATTATCAACGTTAACATCTGAAATAGCATTACGAGTAAACTTATCTGATTGGTAAGTTAATAACTCATCTTCTATTCCAGTTACATCAATATTCTTATAGCGTTTACGTAATGATGTTATACCAGTTTTAAGTGACTCATATGCCAGACTTAACTTAGTGAAATGAAAACTCCCAACACTAGTACCATTATGAAACAATCCTACTACAACACGATCTGCATCAGTTAACGCTCTTAACTCAATTAATATTTGTTCTATTTTCTTCTTCTGTTGAACCGAATCCTTATTGATGTAAGCTATTATGTTACCAGTTGTTGTTTTAAGTAATCTTATTTTACTAATATGATTTTGTATCACTACTACACTAGCTAGTAGTAACAATAATAAGTTAATAAAACTAATAGTACCTGTTTCTTTATATATTTTAATAGTATCTGTAATTAATTCTATTTCTACATTAGTATTAGGTTCTTTAGTTGTACTTGTTGTTTGAGCAATGAACATAAAATATGATGTACGATATTGAATTACCATACATCATATTTTAACTGATTACCGTAATACTACTACAATAGTTTATACATCGTTATTGTGTTCATCTTTCGTCTCATTACTCAACGTAATAAGAGAAGATAACACTGAATTGAATATTTCACGTTTCTCTTCTATTTGACCACCAGCGATAACTTCGTGTAAATCAAAGTCCTTCGATTCAATACTGAACTCTTTTACATAACTATTCACGTAATTAGCCCGATTTAAGTTGGAATATAACCATTTCAACAAATCAAAGGTATAAATATTTGATTCAATTTCAATATCTAAATCCTTTAATTCATTGATACTACTATCAGCAATCAAACTAAGTGCATCAACAATATAATTATACACATAGTCATCAGGCATCATGTCACCATGAGCTACACGACATAATTCTTGTAATTTAGGATCGGCATCATCTTTTCGCTTGTAGGTAGAAAAATTTTCAGTTCGTTCTAACGGTTCAAACTGATCAACATAACGTGCTGCTAATTCTCGTACTGCATCCACATTGTAATCTGACATAATTCCTCTTTTTCTATCTCTAATAGCCACCAACAACAGTAATTGGAAACTTAATGAACGGATGACTAATTACCAATTTAAAGCACTACTTACAATTGGTAATTCTGTAATGAACAATTGTTTAACTTCATTAGCTAAATCGTAATGTTCTTTCTGTGTGCCAGATTCAGGGTTAGCACGAACATTTAAATAATGAATCCAACTCCTGATTGTACCATTCATATACATCTTAGTTGTACTACTCATTGGTAATATACGTCTTGCTGATTCTTTAGCAATACCTTTATCTAATGCTTCATTATAGGTAGAAAAAAGTAATTGGTTTATGTAATTAACATTATCATCAAACCACTGTTTTGTTTCTACCTCTAAATCATCAATACTATTCTGACGGTTTTTCACATCTTGACGACGTGGAATAGTTGGTTCAACTGTGAGAACTTTGGCATATCGTTGTGAAAACTCTTGAAACGAAAAAGATTTATGTCTAATTATTTGTGCTGATATATCTCTCGATGTAGTTAATTCAACACACATATTACCCATTTCAAATATAGACCAGTGTTGATGCTCAATACAATATCTAAGCAACTTAACAACATCAGGATTATCTTGATTAGCAGAATTACTAACTCTAGCACAGTAACCTATAATTTGTTCTACGTTTGGTGTCATCCAAACAATTTTTACTTTATTCATA